GACTAACGACCTCAAAGAACGCATCCCCGAACGGGAAAATATTGCGCGTCACATCAAAGAACTGGTTGCGCTCAGAAAGGTCATAAAGCCTCATCTTCACCGCATGTAGCGCCTCAGCCTTAGCAACAGCGTCAGCTTCTTCACCAGTAAGAATCCGCTGATTGCCCGTAGGAAGCCGATCAAAATTGCTCTCGTTAAGATTTCTAGTAATGCTTTCCGTCTGAGACTTGCTCAAGTTGGCTTTAGCAAGATTGTCAATCAGATCGCCCGCTTGGTTGGGATCAACGCTGCGCGCTAGACGCTCCAAAGAACGCCAATACTGCTGACGGAAAAGAGGCGAACGATCCATGATGTTTGATGGCTTCGTCATCAGCCACTCAAACATGAAGTTGACAGCCCCGTCCGCTGCGTTGTCGTGACGAGCGCTTCTCGTAACCCGTCGGCCCACCACCATGTCGGGAAGGTCATCTATGCGGCTTTCAACAGCATCAAGGAAACGCCGATTTATGCTGCCAGCCCGGTCTGCAATCCTATAACCATCAAGCGAACCCGTCCGAAGCACGTCCAACAACTCAACATTGCCGCCCGTCAAGTCCTGAATCCGCTGCTCCACGTTCTGCCGCAAGAAAGCGTCGGCGTCCGCTCGGCTGTTAACAATGTCCCGAACATTGGCATTGCGACCTTGCTGAAGCGTAGCCCGCACCCCAGGCATGTTTTTCCAGAAAGTTTCCGAAGCCTCCTGAAAATTGTCAGCCCGCAAAAACATCGCAACTTCAGGAGAAGTCAATAGGCGATACGCCTGATCCGCCCAATGTCTAGCGTAAAGCCTTGTGTCGGTTGGCGCCCCAGCCGGAGTTACCTTAAAAATCGGCTCAAAACCCTCAATGAACGCATACCTCTGCGCTTCGCCAATTCGACTTACGTCACGAGACGAAAACATCGCCCGCTGCATAGCCTCACTAGCCGACAAATACTGGCCCGTAATGTCAGTTGCACCTCGGGCGCCTCTTCGACTTTCGCCAATAGCGTGAAGAATGTAGTCAAGCGGGTGATTGCCCAAAGACGAATACCCCGAGAAAGCAAGACGAAGCTGACCCTCCGTCAACACCTTGACAGGCCAAGCAACACGAAGAAGGCGAGTTGCCTTCCAAGCAGACATAACGGCGCCCAAAACAAGGTCAGCAGGTCCCTGGACAAACCTGCCGCCCGCTTTCATCCACCCCTGGAAAATCGGGTTGCCAAACATCTCCCGAAGCTCACGGGCAGTCGGCATCGGAATGTTATTGCTAAGAGTTTCAGCATAAACCTGAGGCGAAGGCTTAGCGGCACCATCTTTGATGTCGTGCCAAAAGTCCATGTGCTGAAACCCGGCAGTACCGTTCGGGTCCGTAAGCTCACGAACCCAGTAAGCAGTTTGATCCTGAACGCCCCTATGCCAAACAGTAGCAATGTACTGCACGGCGTTAGAAGCCTTAGCAAGATCGCTAACCCCCTCAGCCTCAGCAGCCCTCATCGCAATTGATTCAGTCATGTCAATTGCGACTTGCTTCAGCATTGCCGGGTTGTTTGTTGCAGCAAACCGATAAGTGAACTCAGAAACGTCAGCAGCCGAAGCGTTAGAGTTAATCAAAATGCGTCGCGCAGTATCGACACGCTGCCGAGCGTCAGTAATCGACAGAGACGACTCCGGAACGTAAGCGGCCTGCCGACGAAGCGAAGGCACATGATCCTGCGCCCAATCGATCTGCGGCTGGAACCGAGGCAGGCGAGGCAACTCAGTAACTTCGATACCAAGCTGCTCCTTAAGAATCTTAGCTACATCATCAAGATCGTTAGCGTCTACAATCTGCGCCACAGCCATAGGGTCAGCGGAACCGCCCAACGCTTTATCGACGTAAGTAAAGTCCGTCGAATCCGTCAAAGCCTCAATAACTTGGAGACCTTCTTCCGAATTCAAGTAATCGCCAGCCCTACTGACATCAATTGTGCGCCGCCCCCTGATGCCCTGAAGGATGACCCCATCCATAGCAAGAGCACCCGGGCCAACAATCTCGTTTGCCAAATCAATTAAACCGGCAGTAATGCCGTACTGCTTAGTGCCCGGCTCAAACACCTGCGTTGAAGCAAACCGCCCAATCGAAAACGGCTGATCATCAACAAGTTGGAACTCAAGCGAGTTAGCAAGGCGCTGCTGCGCAACCGCAGACTCAGGGTCAGTAAAGTAACCTTGCCCAAGATCAACCCTAGGCAACTCGCCCTTACGAATATCGCCTATGGCATCTTCCAAAACGACACCAGCGTCCGTCAGCGACATAACCTCAGCAGCAACATCTGGGTCCGGAGCCAAACCATAACGCGCAAAATAAATATTTGCCGCTGCCTCCATGCCAGCCAACCAGCCATCGTTAACCCAGGCATCGTGGACAACGGTGCCAACCGCCTGAGTGGATTGCGGGCCAAGATCAAGCACAGTCATTGCGCCACGGACAGTCGGCTTAATGCCCTGCTCAAAAATTGGGTCGCCGCCCCCCAAGCCAATCGCTCCCAAAGCGTCGCCCGCCTTGTCGTGGAGAAAACCAGCGCCCCGCTTCCAAATGTCAAACCCCTGACTAAGCTGCGAATCTAACCTAAGCCCAACAGTATTGTCTGGGTCCGTAAGTTCATTGATTGGCTCCATCCCGCCAAGATTTACAGTCAACGGGTCAACACGAGGCTCACGGTTCAACACCGGCCCCATCACCGACGCCGTATCCCCCCCTTGCGAAGTAGGGGAACCCGAAGCAGACCGTTGCGCCCGACGGCTTCTTGCCCTAAGAACCCGAAGAGGGTCCCGCACCCCAGCCTCTTCCATCTCCTTGTATTCTCGGTAGCCGTCGGCACCAAGCGCAGCACGAAGAGACTCGCCCTTAGTCATAGGGCGACCAGTAAACGTCCCAAGCTGCATACCCTCAGCCAGCGCCGCCCCCGCCACACGGCGGGCACCAGTGTCAGACGAGTCAATACCCGACGACGCCAAAGCATCAAACGTCGAAGCGTCAAGCCACGGAAACGCCACCGCCAAAGACTCAAGCGCGTCAATAGCAACGTCATCGAACTCAGACTCAGCTACCTGAGCGATCTGCCTGTTAGCAGCAGCACGCTCAAGAATCGCCCGCTCAACAGCAGGATCAAACGCAGAAGTCACGAACTACCGCCTCTCAATACGGCGAAGCAACCGGATAAGGGTAGGGGACTGACGGCGAGCAGCAGCAGCCCGCAAACGAACCAAAGACTGCTGCTCAGGAGACATCATCGCAGCAGGACCCGCAGGCCCCGGACCCGGACCAATCGGCAACCCAGCCTGCACCGGCTCCTCCGGACGCTCCGACCGTCGAACCACCGGAGGACGAGCAGGGCGAGGCGAAGGCGTTTCAGAAACCACCCCAGCGCGCCTTGACGCCTCACCCTGCGTCTCAGCCGCAGCCTCACCCGGCAGCCGAGAAGAATCCATCAAATCAGTACGGTTGTATTGCGGAGCCATTACCACTTCACCTTGTTCGCCCAATACGCAGCAGAACACTTGCCCTTCGCAATGTTCTTCGCATGACGAGCCTTAAACGACTTGCGACGAGCCTTCTCCTTCGCCGTCTTCGGGTTCTTGCCAGCACCCTTCACGCCCTGCTGACCAAAACGAATCGTCTTGATCGAACCATCCGCACACTTCGCCACAACAACATGGCTCTTCGTCGGATGATTTGGAGTGCGCTTCGGCTTGTTGTAGCCCGAAACGCCAGCACGCTTCAGACGAGGATCAGGTTTCTTCGCCATGTCACTTCCTCTTCTTCGCTGCCCTCTTCTTCGCAGCCTTCTTCACAGGACGCTTCTTCGCTGTCTTAGCCGAATCCCTAAACGCCTTATCTGTAGGCGCACCCTTCGACCCAGGCTTCCGCATCCGCTCGTTAGAACCACGCTTGATGCGATTCCGCTTCTTGCGAATGTTGTCGTACAAGCCAGCCATCAGCGACGCTTCTTCGCCTTCTTCTTCGTCTTAGCGGCTGCCTTGTAGCCCTTCATGGTGTACGGCTTACTTCCCTTACCTGGCATCAGTCCTCCTCAGACTTCCTCGTAGCCTTCTTCGCAGCCTTCTTCACCGGCTTCGGCAACTCAGGCGCATCCACCTTCATCGCCCCAGACGGAAAAAACGCAACAGCCTCACCGGCAAACAAACGCACCCCACCAATCGACACCCACGGCACCGACCCCTTACGAGGATCAGCAGCCATGCCGACCTGCACCGTCACCGAACGATCAAAATTCGCAGCAATACCCTGCCGCACCGACTCCATCTCGCCATTCACCCGAGCCTCATCGCTGACGCCCGCAAGATCGGACTCCTCAACAACAACAACCGGAATCTTCAACTCAGCATTACGCACAAAGGCTCCTAACCCTGCGGGCCGACGAACGCAGCAGGCGAACGAGCGGCAGTCAACATTGACGACAGATTACGCAAATCCTCAGGCGGAGGCGCAATAGCCCCCGCAACCTCAGCCTCAGGACCAGCCCCCATCGGACCCCCCATCATTGCAGCACCCGCAGGAACCTGCTGCTGCTGCGCCGCCTGCTCAGCCTGACGACGCTCCTCAATCTCCGACTCAACCTCATCCCACGCCAAATCAATCCGCATCCCCGTGCGAACCTTCTTAATCAACGACGAGAAATCCCGAACCGAGAACGGCGAATCAGGCGACGCAGCCAACGTCTGCACCTGCGTCAAAATCGCCCGCTCAATCGACTCCGCCGTAGAACGAGACTTCTCGCCCTCAACATCATCAACCAGCGGATCATGCCGCATCACCGTCTCCTGAGAAATCGTCCCCATCCCAAGACGCTGACCCAACGCAACAATCCGGTCACCCGCATCCAAACCAGCCGCAAAATACGAAACCTTCGACTTGCACGACACCTTGCCGCCGTTATCCACCCACAAATCACCCGGCTTGTACGACAGATTCCCGTGCTCAGCCCCAAACCGGACCGCATACACCTTCTCCGACTCAGGGAAATACGCATGATCAATACGAGCCATCGCCTCGTTCACATGCTCAAGCGACTCCTCAAACAACTGATGCGCTTCCTGCACCGGGAAATCCAACACCGCAGCCAACAACTGATCCGCACGCCGACCAGTCCGCACATTCGTTGCAGCCTCGCCACCCAACTCAGACGGCAACCCCGCCGTCAAACGCTGCGCCCGCTCCAAATCACCAACAGCAGTCCGCTCCATAAACTGCGGAGGCGTATTCCGATACTGAATCGAACCACCCTTCACAATGCCCGGAATGCCATCAAACGGATTCGGCGCCTGACGCAACTCCGGCTCCTCAGACGGATTCGCAATCACCCACGTCTCACCAAGAATCCCCTGACGAGTCGCAATGTACGCCAACGCATCCATCTCAGCCGCACGCTGATACATGCCAATAATCTGGTGATACCCCGACTTCTGCTGCGACAACGAAATCTCACCCGGCATCACCACCAACGGCATACCCGCACGATTCGGCACCATCGCAATAGGCGCCCAATCCGCAGCCAAATGAATCTCACCCGACGACAACGAATCGTTGAAATCAAAATCGTCACTACCCTCACCCTGACGGCGAGCAGCAATCAACCAAATCACATCCGAATCGACATACTCCAAAACGTCAATCGCCGTCTCAGACGTATCACCCTTCTTCACACCCAAACGGGCAGCCGCCTCCGGATGCGAACGCTGCAACCAACCCAACGTCTGCCGATTCGCAAAAATACAATCAGGCGGCAACATGTCATCCGGATCACCCGTCGGACACGCATACGTCGCCAACGGCGACCGCACATCAAACTGCGGAAACTCGCCACTCATATTCGGACGCACCCGCAACGGAGCCGACGCATACCCAACCAAATACCGGGCCGCACGACGCAGCTTCCGCTGCGACTTATTCATCTCATGAAACGCATAAAACGCCCGACGACGAGAACGAGCCTTATCCAACTCACGCTTCGACGCCGCCGCAGGCAACGCCTCAATCTCAGGAAACACCGACGCAATCCGCTGCGCCGTCTGATTAATCCCCTGGCGAGCAATGTTCGCAATCGCAGGACGCTCATCAGACTGAAACTCAGGCAACGGCACAATAATGTCGCCGTCATACAAATCAGCGATCTCCCGCATCACCTGCTTCGTAGAACCCTCGTCATACACCCGAGAGTTGTAAAGCTCAACGACCTCATCAGCACTAATCATCGAACAACTCCTTGCAAGCATCGTGAGCAATCACCAGCTTCACCTGCTCCAACAAACCAACCGCCTTCGTCGGCGTCATACCATCCGCCATGTAGCACCACATCTCCTCCGCCTCATTGTCCAAAAACGAAAAGATGGAAATGCCACCCAACAACGTCGCACCCTCAGGAATAGTCCCAAACGCACCATCACTAGGCATCAACCCTAGACCTTCCGCCAAGCCAACTCGCCAAATGCGAATTCAACCTAGGCATCCTAGAAGGGTCCGGGGCCTTCAGTACGCGGACTTTGTTTGCCATCATCCAGCAAGCCATGATCTGATCGTCAGTACCCGAAGCGCCATGCTGCAACGAATACCGAGTCACCTCATTAACTAGCTTAATGGCGTTACGCCTACCAGTAAAGTCTCTCGGAGACGCACCCGACGGAGTCTGCAAACCCGGCAAACGAATATTGCCCTCCTCAAACAACGGACGCAGCATCGTCACCCCATACTTCGGGTCCGCCTTATTCTTATGATGCGTCTCATGATCGTGGATACGGATGTGATGCTTCCGCTTCCACCTATCGACATACGGCTGCTGCAAAAACCACCGCTGCGCCACATTCTTCTCAAAAATCACATTCCGCAGCGGCAACCCAATCGCCTCAAAATCCAGACGCATCTCCTCCAACACGCCCGAATACGAATCGCCCTCGCCATACAAAAACTCCGGCTGCGTCATCGCCCCACGGAACAAATCCAACAAGAAATACGACTCAGACGACGGATGATACGCCCACGCCTGCACCGCCCAATTCTTCGTCGGTGACGGATCAACCGCCACAACCGTAATCAACTCACCATCCAACTCAGGCAACTCCCAAGCATCACGGTCACGATCCCAACACCCCGGATGATCGTCATCACCATCAATCCAATGCTTCGGAACCAACACCGTGTCAGGCGACGTGTCGTTCTGCTGAAACACCGTCTCAAACCGCAACGGATTCTCCGCCTGCTCACGCAACAAATCCCGATACGTCAACCGGCGAGGATCAAGCAAACACCCATCCGGATACGGCAACGCCGTCTTCGGATGATGATGCGGCTCCTTCGACGTGCCCCCCTCACACTTCTCCGGATAATGCGCCCTAAACACAATGTGGTGATACTTGCGGCGATGCGTGTCATCCATATCCGGATCAACACCCTCAAGCTCAACAATGTCGTCCTCGTCAATGTCCAACTTGTCCAAGCAATACCGGTAATGCTCATTCGGCCCCAACCGCTGACCCTCAAGAATCAACAAACCACCCGGCTCAAGACGCTTCTCAACCTCAGCATCCCACCACGTCCTCGTGCGCTGCTGCTCCGCCTCCGAATCCATCTTCCTCACCGTCACAAGATCATCAAAGATCAAGAAGTCAACACGCCAACCGATGATCTCGCCGTTACCGAACGCCGTCCACGTCGGCTCCTTGTCCGCAGGCGCACGCCCATCCAACTGCTCAACCGTAAACGAATTCGCCGTCCAGAAATCCGACTGGCCCAACGGCTTGATCCGACCGTAATCAACGGCCAACACGCCAGACGGGTCCGCCTCCATACCCTTCGCAACCAAATCATCCGACACCGGCACCAACGCCGTGCGCTCAAACGACGTGCGAAGCCGACGGGTGTACGAACCAGCAGTCGTCATACCCCACGAACCCAACACGCCACGGATTCGACGGTCCCGCATCGTCAACCACGCCGGAATGTCATGAGCAAACAGGGCCGTCTTGCCCGAACCGGGCGGGCAGTTCACGACCGCAAACCGCTTCTCCTCATCCTCGTACAGCTTCAGAACAATGTCGGCTGCTTCCTTGCGCCACGGCGTAGCCACCCTGCCGAAGTAACGCTCGCTGAAGTAGTGGAAGTCGTCCAGGGCGTGAGCGGCTTCTTCCGACAGTCCGTCGTATTGCACGGGTTCGGGCAGGTGCGCCTCTTGATGCCCCTGCGTCCGAGGGTCCTTGTTGAGACCCGACCGCTGAGACCAATGCTTCTCGGGGTTCTTAGGCTTCACTAGCTCACGCCCACGCTCCTCCTTGAGAATCTTGTCGCCAGTTGGTCGGGAGAATCCTGCTGTCCTGCACGCATGTGCGATTGAGGAACCCTCATCGACGCACTTCCAGAACACTCTTAGCTGAGCCGGGGTAATCATGGTCCTTGCATATTACTTGGCGAAATAATTTGCGCTAGTCCTCCGTCCCCCAGTGGCCCGTCCCCCGGCATGACCCGGGTCCTTATTACTTGTGCGTGCTGCGCGTACCGGGTGCGGGAATGGTTCTCATTCCCATTACCCCCCGGGGCGTCCCACCGGACCCCCGGGGCACCCCCACCCCCCCTCTCCGGTACCTATCAGCGGCCCCGATACGGGCCGGGGGTGCTGGACCCTCTAAGGGGGGCGGCGGGGGGTGCCAGCGGCGGCCCTGAGCTACCGGCCCCGGACCAAGCCTCTCGCCCTCTAAGGGGGTCGGCGGGGGGGTGTTTCAGGATTTCTCAGATTTTTTTTTGCCTTGCAAACAAAGGGAAAACCCGGGTTCTCGGAGGATTTCCCAAGATTCCCCCCTTGACCCCTGCATGGCGCCATGCTTAAGTGGAGCTTGCCACCCCGGCAGCGGCTCCTAGAGCGGCTCCGACGGATCGGAAGACTTCGGCACATAGCGACCGGAGCCAGACCCTGCGAAGGTCAGCCACCTCTAAGGGGTGGCAACGGGGCCACGATGGTCCACCCGGTAGGGCAGCGGAGCGCTGAGAGAGGCGCAGGGCACCCAAGCAGCCGGGAGAGTCCCCGCCGAGTAGGCCGGGAACCTGTCCGCCCTCACCGGGCTAGGCACGTCGCACCCTCTCCCCTTGTCTGGCCCTGATGACGGGCCACTGATGAGGCGCAGTCACGCCGAAACCTAGGGAGAAATACCATGCACTACGGCTACACCTACAGCCCCGCTATCGGCTACAACACCGACCAGCGGTTGGAGCAGTTCACCTGCAAGGCCGACGCCTACGGCTACGCCTTCGCTTGCGAGTGGCTGATCGGACGGACCGCCCTTACCGGCTCCGCCCGAATCGAACCGGCCACCGCCGCCCGCATTCTGGAGCGGTACAACGAACGGCTCATTGGCTAAG